TCAAAGTGACTTAATCTTTTCTTTCTGAACCTGCCTCTTCTTTTCGAATATTTTAGCTCTTTCGATTGAAAGAGTCGGAGAAGCGTCCTTAAGTTGTCTTAAAATTAGTTTATGGTTTTTAAGTAAACCTTCCTTGTCCCAATCCGGGAATATTCTTCTCATCCTCTCGTTAACTTGGTCTAAAATTCGTTTCGATTCTTCCTGTGTGAGTCCCTTATATTCGATGAGGGTTCGATCTGGAGCCGGTAGTCCCTTGTGATAAATTTCCTCAGCTTGGTCTAAAATAAGACCGATGATTTCAATGGGTTTTGGAAAGAATTTTCCATTATAACTATCGATCGCCTTCTCGACCGATTCAATAGGGTGTGATTCTAATTTTTTCCAGAATATATCTATCCTGATTGCCTTTTCCACATCTGACAGGTTGCTCGGAAAGGTAACTTCAAGTTGTTTAATCGCAAAGGCAAATCTCTTACGATCCTGTTTTTTCATCTTCTCTTTCTTTAGCTTCGAGCCATATTTTTGCTCCACCAAAACCCCCCGGTGGACCGTAATTATCGTATTTCCCCTCGTAAACCTTAATGGCATTATCTCCATTGTGGATTAAAAATTCGAGATCAGGTTTCCATCCCGAAGGATATTTTTCATTTGGAGGGAGAAAAATAAGATTTGCTTTTTTAAACACTTCTGTCCACCAATTTATATCCGAACACTCATTGATTCGAATGTTTATTTTCCTTATTCTGTCCTTTGACAGTCTTATTGATTTTATGAGGTTTGGACATTCAGAATTATAGAGACTTGTGAACATAAGATAGTTCAGTTCAGTTCTGTTCTGTTCAGTTCTGTTCAGTTCAGTTATGGAACCGTTTCGACTCTGTAATGGAGTCGATTCGCCTCTATTTTTTATTAACTCTTTTATATGACTTGGATATCTTTCACCTGGAACCGGCTGTTTTTCCCTAAAATAAGGGTCCTCAATATAAATTTCTTCTTTTTGGTTTTCTCCGATCCTTATTTTATGTATTTTCCATAATCCGGCATCCCCTATTTCTTGAATAAGCAAAGAAATTTCTTCTTCGGTAAAATCCCTTCTCATAGGAAGAATTTTACCTTTTATAGCGAATGGATTTCCCTCCTGAAATCCTTCATCGTCAAAACGTGGTATTGCCCACGTCCATAGGAGGGCGGCTTTTAGGGAAAGATTATTAACCTTAATTGAAGTTGAAACCGAAGCCCACAACATACGTCTTTGTCTTGACATTTTTTCCCTTTAGAAAAATTTCCCTATTGGGTTTCACGGGTGATCTTGACCCTTTAGGCAGGTTGTCGCAAGAGTAGTTCAATGCCATCTTGTTATCGAGCAAGGCCCCTCCACCCAATAGAGAGATTTAGTATTTCAGAAGAATGGTTGATAGTTTTCATATTGATCATTATACAGAAAGCGAGATCATATTGGTCATCCCGGTTACTATTTCACCGCGCCGATAACAGCTTCCACCTTGGCCCCATATGCTTTTTCGAGACGTTCAAACTTTTTGGCGTTATTCCGCCAGATCAGACCTCCCACGATGATACCGACTATAAAAACAAAGAGATAAGTAAGAACCGTAAACATTTTACCACCTCCTTTCTTTTTGGTTATGGTTTGTTATGAATTCTTGACAAGTTTCCTATTGCTTTATGATCTCGCTTTCTGTATAATGATCAATATGAAAACTATCAACCATTCTTCTGAAGTGCAATCCTTGGGCTACCAGATGGATAAGGGCTTGGTTAAAGGTGATTCCGTTTTTCTTGGCATATTCGACCACCGCTTCCTGCATCCCAATGGGAAGCCGTTGATACTTACCCTTTCCCGTTTTATCCATTTTATTCCCTCATCAAGTTTTACTCATTATACAGATTGTAGAGAAAAAGTCAACAATAAAATTCAGATGGCGGTATGCCATTAAATAATTACTATATAATTTTGTATAGTTGGAGGAACAAATGAAAGATAAAGAAAGTCACGAGATAGATATTTATATCGGGAAACGCCTTCGGGAGATTAGAGAAAAAAACCAACTCACCCAACACAGACTGGGTGAAGTGCTTGGGGTTGAACTCGGCGCGGTCTCCCACTACGAAAGGGGTCGAAGGACTCTTTGCATCGAGATGTTGATTAAACTTCGTGACCATTTTGGCATCGATCCTAATGAACTTTTGCCGCCACGGGCAAAGCCGAGAATCAGAAAAGAGGATTAAAGTCCCATCGTAACGGGAAAGTACGGGAGGACATTACCTTCTTTCATCATTGATGAAATTACTTTTATTTCCGAGAGTGCATCAGTCTGGGTGATCTCTATTTCGCTTGCTATAACGAAGCCGATCAAAAATGCCAGGGAGGCATAGAGATCGAGAAGATTGGGGAGATCCCATTCTAACTTATCGGCCTTCTCTGGGGATTCGAATACCACGGCGGCATATGAATCATGGAACTCTTTGTCCAGTAGGGCGGTTTTTTCAATGAAATCTGAAAGTTTGCAATCTTCTCCATCGAAAATGCGAAATAGTTTGTCTCCGATCATTAGAGGTCTCCTTTCATGTTTTTTATTTGACACTAAATTTAAAAGTGTTAAAATTGGAGTTTGGAAGCACCTTACACCATGATGGAATATTTGTCAAGAATTATTTTTGGGAGACAAAAATGAGACAAGGTGATGATCGTCCTAAGCGATACGGGTTCGATGATTCTATAAATCGGGAGATAGCGGAAAAGCTCCGGTTAATCCGGGAATCGACTGGCTTAACACAGGTGGAAATGGCTCAGAGAATGGGAACTTCACAGAAAACGATTTGGTCTATCGAAAATGCCATTGATAATATTTCTCTAACAAAACTCAGTAGATACCTAAAGGCATTAGATATTGAAATTACTATGAAATTCGATTCGCAAAGCGGAAAAGTATGTATATTATGTAAACCTTTTACACCATCTTCCGGTGTTCCATTTTGTGCGTCTCCTTCCGGCATAGATATTGCGTCTCTTAAAGGCAATGGCCGGGGTGACGACGGATGGAAAAGTTTTCACTTAGGTCAAGTCGTCTTCCCAGGCTTATTCGTATGATGCGGACTGGACATCATCTCAGTCAGACGGATTTGGCCAAAAGATTGCAAATCAGTCCAAATTATCTTTACATGATTGAAGCTGGCATAAGGTTGCCTTCGATATCCGTGCTTCAACGGTTTAGCGTTGCCTTCGAAATGAATTTGCAGTTTCTTAAACAATACTACCTGAACGATTATTTAACCCAAGTCGAGATAAAAATCAAAAGAAAATTAGAGATCACTTAATAATCATCTGGTCAAGGGTCTTCTCTGCCTCCCTCTGGCCATCCCTGTCTATACCCTTCATGTAGTGGTCATAGATGGTTTTGGTTGAATTACCGGCCATCTCTGCAACCATGGCTGGATCAAGTTTTAACGATCTAATCATTCTACCTATGATGGTATGACGGAATGTATGGGACCCCCTGCCTTTTGGATCAACACCTAATCGCTCAAAGATCTGCAAAATACGACGGAATGCAGTCCTTTTTGAAATTCCAAGAATCGTCCCGCTTACCTTGCAATATCCCTCGATGTCGGATTTGATTACCTCTGGTATAGAGAGTATGCGGGTCTCTCTATTCTTGCTTTGTTTGATGGTAATCGTGTTCGATATGAAGTCTATATCTGAGGGCTGGAGTTTGATTAACTCCCCTATTCTCATGGGTCGAGTCATGAGGAGATAAAAGATAACCTTATCAATCCCTTCAAGTTTGTGGGCCTTCTTCATCATAGAAGCGATTTCAGATTTGGATAAATCCTTCTGTGGAGCCCTTGGAATATCGGCTGGTCCCTTGTACGGTATTGGACCAATGCTCGAAATTGTACCCCTTTGATAGAGAAAGTTCAAAAATACACTAATAAAAATCTTGTGTGTCTTTTTGGACGAGGTTCTAATTTCTAACTGGTTCAGATAGGAAATTACGTCATCCCGTGTGACTTCTCCGATATCCGTCCTTCCCATCTTTTGCTCGTATTCAAGGAATCTTGATAGGACCGATCTCATATTCGATAGTGTGTTGGCGGTGGGATGTCGTTCGGCAATATAGGATTCGAAAAAGGCTTCCAAGATACCATTAAGTTTTGTTTCCATAGGTTTTCCTCCTCGCTGATCTTACCTTGATGCAATGGAGTCCTTCGATTATCATGGCTCTACCTCCTCGAGCATTGTCCTCAGAACCGTTCTTAGACGGAGACGGTCATCATGGTTTAATGGAACCAAATCGAAGACTTGAAGGCTTTCTATTAGTTCGTCAAGGTTCCCCTTTGTCTTCTTCGGTTGCTTTACGGACGGTGGGAACAGAAAAGTTCTGGCCTCTCGGGTCGTCATAGGAATGATCTCTATAATGGTATCAGGAGTTAGGTCTTTGATCCTATTGCAGAGTAGGGTTTTGTGTGTGCCTAGCTCGTTCCAAAATTCGATGAGCAATGGGTTGTTGTAAGCCTTGATTAATCGCATTGCATATGCGTAGTCATAGTAGACGGTTCGTTCCAAATACATCTTGAATTCCCTTTTCTTTTTTCTAAAGAATGTGTCATAGGTCTGGACGAGAAGTTTTGCAAGAGAAAGACTTTCTCGTGTGTCATTGGAGATCAAGAAACGAAGTTGAAGCGTAGCGACCTCAATGGAGAAAGTGACATCGGTGTCACTTTCTGGTTGGGGTGGTTGGGCCTCAATGATCTTTGCCTGACGTTTTCCATTACCATGAGCTTCGAGGCATTCATGGTATGAGTCATGGGAGCATAGGAGTAGGTTCCCTAAAACACAGAGTTTCTTTGAACTCGGATCATGGAGACACTTCTCGACATATCCAGAGAATTCGGGTCTGGGTTCTACGTCTAAGTATGGGTTAGGTGCGGTTTTCATATGGATTTTACCTCCTTTCTACGGTCTGTATAGTCTCTTGGCAAAAAAATAGTTCCATCTGCTTCTCGTCTTTTTTGGCTTCATGATTATGGTTTCGATTAACTTCATGATATAGGGTATTCCACTTTCCGTTGGACTCTGTTTTGACTACAACTGGGCTCAATTTAGGCTCCGGTTCGGTTATTGCCGCTTCCCCTTTCTCGTACTCAAATTCAACGGGGTCTTCTTCCTTCCCTGTCATTGCCTTTGCGATTGCAAGATAATCCCCTCCTGCCCTCAATACATTGGCCGTTCTCCCGAACCTTACCCGTCCGTCAATGGCATTGGAGATAGCTCGCTTCTTTTGCGTGATAAGATTATACATTTTAAAATCAATGTTTTGTTCTTCTGGTGTCCAATCGAGCAAAAGATAATAACAGGTTACGGGTTTCTCCTGGCCTGTCCTGTGTGCTCTGTCCTCGGCTTGGTCTGTACTTTCCGGTGAATATTCGACATCGGTAAAGATAACATGGTTGGCAGCATTGATCGTGAATCCTCGGTTTAGGACGTTCAGGCCTGCCACTATTGCGGTGATGTTGGGGTCCTCCTGAAATCTTTTGATATTTTTGAATCGGTCTTTGGTCTGCATGGTAGAGGGTACAAAAATATGATTAATCCCCCTATTCTCAAACGATTTGTGCAGGGTCGCTTGCATATCTCTGAGTGCTGAGTAAACCAGAACCTTTTCCCCTTTGGCCCTGGCCTCTTCAACGATCTCAATAGCCTTTCTGACCTTAACATTTGCCTCTGGTGCGATTCTCGGAATGGTGGCGGCGAATCTCATAGACCATAGGGCTTTGCTGATTACTCCCATGTTTACCTCTGTTTCTGGTTTCCTTAACTCTCTGTCGATCATTTCTTCTGCTTTCTCGACCGCGATCCCGTATTCGGTTACGTGTCCCGGGTCCGGCGGAAGTGCAAGTATTCTTCTGTGTTTCTCTGGGAGTTTAATCATTTCGTCTTTCAATCTTCGGATGGTAAAGGACGAAAGAATTTTCCAAAACCTGTTAAGATTTGACACCTCTGGTAATTCCTTCTTTCTCCCCTTGTGAAGCGTGGTTTCAAATTCAATGTCCTTAAATTCGAATGTCGAAAACTCCTCGGCAAAAATCTTACTCCCTCTCCTGTCAAATCGGTAAGGGAATAGCGGGTTATTGTGTCTGGTGATGTATCCGATGTTGAAGAATGTGTCGGTGATATATCCCTTCATTAAAGTACCTGTCAATTCAAGTCTTGATTTGGCATGGATGGAGCGGACGGCCTGACCTCGGAATGAGGTTTTACTTTTTGCCTGCTGGACCTCATCAATGATGACAGATCGAAACAGTTTTTTGATACGTTTATATGCGGGATACTGCTTAATCGACTCTTTCGATGAATACTTATAAGCGGAATACCCACACTTCGTACAGTTTTCACCTGTCCACTCTTCCTTAACCTTGCATTTTGGACATACTTTTTGAGTCGAGGCATATTCGGTCGAACATCCCTGACAGACCCGGCTGGTGTTGCCGTGTACCTCATGTTTAATATTTCCATCCTGGTCATACTTGATGCAGCTCCAGGGATCATAAACTCTGCCTGTATCAAGGGAAAGAAATTCATATGATGTGATGTAAAAGTTCGTTCCTTCCCGTGTATCCCCTCGTTTGATGGATTGCTGTAAGAGGTCAATGGCATGGTGGGTTGTTAGTCTGACCGTTCTAAATCCAAACTTGTTGGCCTCGTTAATCCAGTTATCCACCAATGAGGACTGACAAATCACAAGGACCCGCTTGACATTGCGGATCGCATTAAAGACAAATGAACAGAGCGTCTTTCCCCCACCCATATCGTAGCCTATGTATGCGCTTTTTGTTTTAGTAAGGACTCGGGCCAAATCCTCGGCTTGGTAGTCAAAATCTCCTGATAAGGCTGGATATTTCTTGATGATTTTATCTTTCCATTGCTTGACCAGTTCGGGTTTTTCTTCTGAAATGTCTCTCACTTCCGGTAAATGAAATGCCTCAAGGAATAGAGCTACTTCTAAGGGTTCGGGTTCCCTAAAGGCCCGATTCCCTAATTCTGTTTCTGCTTCGATTGATAAAAATCCCCGATCGATGGACGTTGTGATAGTTTTCTGTTGATTGCCTTCCCCTATGACATTTATTCCCGTGACCTCTGATTGTCTAACCCATGAGGGCCTGATTAGATACTGCTTCCCTTTTTTAAAGAGCAAAAACTGTTTTCCATTCTTCCCATTCTTTCCATTGTCCCGGTGATCCTGTCTATACTTCCCCTCCTCTACCTCATCATAGACGTCTGCCCTGGCGATGTATTCTCTTTCGTCGAAATAAGCCAAAAGCTGATGATCCTTTGGCGGATAGAGCGGGATCGAGAGCAACTTAAACTTCTCCTTTAGGACCTCGATTTTCTTACGTGTAGCGTCACTGATTGTCAAGTCAAAACCTAATTGCTTCAGTACCTGCCCTGCCCTGTCAACTCCCCTCTTACAGAGTGCGGGACTTTCAAGGTAGGCTTCGGTTAGTCCGGTGGGTCTACCAACTACCGGATTATAGAAGTCCAGAGTATCATTGTAAAAATCCATCATGGCAAGTGCGGTCGGGTCTCCCCTCACTCCCCTTGCGGTAATTTCCACATTATTTATGGTGTTTATTTCAACGAGGTTGTCGAGGTAGGGAACATCGATTTCTGAATCTGAGAGGGCAAATCTGTCAAATCCTTCTCCTTTAACTGTAGACCAAGCATCTAATATCTTCTTCTCAAGAAGCGGGTCATTGGCGTCAATCTCAATTTCTCTGAATCCTGATGAACAGTGATGGTCATAACGGTTCACCCTGCAAACCACTAAATCGACCTGGACATCGATTTTATATTCATCCTTAAATAGTCCATTAATGGTGACTCTGAAGAGGACTTTAAAGTTCTTATAAAGGTATTGCCTTAGACCGGCATCTTTTGTGTTAGTAAAAGACGATGTTGGAATAATGGCGAAGAGATAGCCGTGATAGTTTAACGCTGCTTTACAGATTTGGATCGTTGCATTTTGGCTCTCAATGTTCTTAGCATAGGATAAACCGTCCTCAAATTCAAAGTCGGTCTCTTCCTGGTTCCAGAGAATCCCAAAGGGCGGGTTGGTGACGGCTATATCAAAATCTCCTTTTAGGTGTTTGGCATAGTCAAGGATACTGCCTGTTCTTACAGATTCACCTCCTAACAACTGTTTTGCCTTCGATGATATCTCTTTATCCAGTTCGATCCCTAAAACCTTGGCTCCTTGCCTCTTAAATGGATAGAGAAGTCTTCCGGTTCCACAAGTCGGGTCAAGGACTTTTAACTTTTTTATGAAATCATTGCTTGGTAGGCAATTAACCACCATAGCGAATAAAACATTCGCCAGTTTCATGGGAGTCAGATATCCTGCGTGTTTACTTTTGGACCACAAGCGGAAATTTAAATCCTTATTGGCTTCCCGTCCAGAGTCGTCAAGTATGGTCTCGGGTTCGGTCATTGTCCTATCCCTCCATTATCTTCTGAATCCCTAATCTGTCATAGACTGTGCTAACCTCTTCATCATTCATCTGGTCAATCGGTCTGAGAAAGGCCAGAAAGTGACTGCTGTAAATCCTGTAAAATTCAATTACAACATGACGCTGGTCCATCCTGCCTTCAAGGTAGGCCCGCTTAATCTCGGCCTGTCTTTCCTGGATGGTTAAGACTGGTTCTTCCCTGGCTTGACAGGGTTCACTCTTTGAGCAAGGTCTAAACATGGTCTTGTTCTCCCTTCTCTTTAATTCCAAACATTTCCCCTGCCCTCTTCCTGTCCATTTTCCACTGGTCAAATTCGACCTGAATAGCCGGTACTCCTGAGTTACCTTGATCTTGGACGGTTTCAAAGTAATATGGTTTTTCCTTCATCAACCTACAGGTTAACTTCGCCAGGGCTTCATCAGACACCTTTAGCCGATAGATTTGGCGTATCCGGTCAAGAGCCACATAGAGACTGGCTTTCTCTGTCATACCCATAAAGATGAGCTTTTTGTAAATACCTTCCTTAACCCCGTCATAGTCGAAAAATTTAGGGTTGTAGGCTGTGAATATCCAGGGCGGATCTGCTTTGATTTTTGTCTTGATGAGAGCCCAGGAGTCGGCGGGTAGGTCTTCGGGGTGGAGCGGGGTTTTACCGTAGACTTGAATGAAAGCGAAGTCGGATCGGTATCGCTGGCCCTCCTGGTATCCCCTGACAAGGAAATAGTCTTTCCCGTTTATGGTGATGTAGGTTTTATCGCGGTGTGTGAAGGTTTGCATAACTCCCAATTTCTCCTTAAAACTGTTTAAAGAAATGGTTTACAAAATCCTCTGATATATCGGCTTTATAAGGGCAGGTATTATATATTTGCTCTACCTTCCCCGTTGGGTATGTCTCTATTGTGGTGATGTCGTCATCTTCCCCCCCGAAATCAGATGCATCAAAGTCTAGCACTAAGATTTCAACAGGTTGATCACTTGTAATTCCTTGAATGAGTCCTCCTTCTAAGGTGATTACTATTCTTGGTTTTTCCATTATCTTTTATCCTCCCTTCATGGAGCGGTCACTTAACCGGAAAATGTTTAAAGTTAACGGTCAAGATAAAAATCGTCCAAAGGATAATGACCGCAAAAATTAGACTAAGGAAAACTTGAGTCATGGGGTTAAAATCTCCTTTGCATTGCCCACAAACGGAGCGAGTAATTTAAGGGTTAGGTCAAGAAATTTTTTCCGATTATCGCCATAGAGTCGGGCGGGTTCCAGGTGGGTCACTGGTTCCATTGCTTCTATGAGGGCGCGCTCGGCCTGGCGTTGTAAGTCCTCGGCCACAAGTAAAGGGCAAAATTCGGGGTTGTCAACCCTTAACCCTGCCTTATCCCGTGCCTTGAATGTCTCTTGAAGATAAACCTGGAAGTCTGAATCTTGTAAGAGGTAGGTTTGATCGGGGTTCAGGATGATCTGATCCTGCATCCCTTTTGCTGTCCATTCTTTGGCAATAATGGGTTTAATGGTTTCGGTGTAGGCCATTGTCATAAAGACGGTTTTAGCTGCTTCAATCATTTCGTTTGTAGGGTTGAATTTTTTCATTTTATCAATCTCCCTTCTTCCTTTGGGCGGTTATAAAAAACCGTTCGTCGCCGTCAAAGGTGAATTTCTTGGCGGTGACGTTCCATCCATCTTTTCTTAATTGCAGGGCTTCGGTGTCGCGCGCTGCCTTATCCCGGAACATTTTCTCTTTGACATCATAGGCTTTTATAAATTCTTCTGGATATACTGTCATTTTTAGCAGTCCTTTCTCCCCGTCCAGCCGATAGGCCAGCTATGGGTTAAGCGTTCTGGTATCCTGAGCTTATCGTGATTTTAACTTTTCCTTCATCCAGGGCCTTCTGAAATGCTTCTTTCTTCTGAATCCAGGTTTTTACTCGTTCTTTGATCGCTTCCGGTAGCCCTTCTTCGTAGGTTTCAAGCCAGGTCTTCGATTGTTCGATTGATGAATATTCGGTCAATCCCGTCCATTGGGTATAGCCTTCCTCGTCGAGAAATATACAGCCAGCAATATAAGCATAGGTGGAGGCTTTCGGTTTATTCCATACCTCGCGGCCTTGAATCTTGGGGTTGGTGGTTTGAGAAAAGAAGCGGGTCCCTTTTCGGGAGTCGTGGTCTAGCCAGTATCTTATTTTGCATCGAAGTCTGAACCCGTACGGATAGTCGTTGACAAGGTAAGCTGTTTCAGGTGACGTGTGACCTTTTAGGATTTCCATTTATTTTTTACCTTTCTACCCGGTGTTATGTCGGGTGGTCAGTGGTTGGTTATTTACTTACTAATCGTATATCCTTGACTCATTGCCCTGATCCATGTTTCCGGGTCTTTCATCCATTCCCGGGGGACGTATTGGTGATTATGGTATTCGTAGCGTTTGAATTGTTTTAAAAACTTTGCCAGTTTCCTGGCGGGTCTAGAAAAAGGAAAGCCATCCCCCATCCTTGACAAGAGCTTCCTAACATCGGTTAGGCATCCGTCAATATTTACGTCTTGAAGTTTGGGTGCGTATGAGTGATAAAAAGATTTTGGCCCATCATCTCCTCCCATTTGGATTCTGACGGTTAAAAGGTATTGATCTGATTGGACGATCTTTCCAGCATAATTCCAGTATGAGAGTTTGATAAGTTCAAAGTGCCAATGATCGTATTCGTGCGAAGTCGTTTTTCGAGCTTGCAGGACTATTTCAGATTTAGGAGTCTTCATTTTTAAATGTTCCTTTCCCCTTCGGTGATATGCTGAGGCGTCTGATTTGTTTCATCCGGTCTGATCTTTGCTGCCTTTCTTCCGTTGAAATGATCCGCTTCCCTTTAGTTAGTTCTTTACAAAGCTGGATCGCAGGGCATAGGTCAAGGAGCGTTTGACACTTGGCTTGACAGGTAGACAGACAGGCCTGGATAGGTCGCTTTCCAAGTGGCGCTGATTTGAGGGTTTGACAATAGATATATGAGTCCATTTATAATATTCCCATTTCATTGAATGAGTGAAAGCCATCTTTTGTGATGATAATGTGGTCTAAGAGTTCAATACCTATGATTTTACCGGCTGCCTTGAGCCTTTCGGTAATTGCTAGGTCTTCCTCTGAGGGGTTAATTGCTCCTGACGGGTGGTTATGGGCTATGATTATTTTGCTAATCCCTTTTAGGATCGCAAGGCGGAAAGTCTCTCGTGGGTGAATGTTACATTGATTTAGAATCCCCAAACTTACCAGGTCTATATATTTGATTTGGAGTTGTGCTGATAGTCCGATAGTCCAGAAATGTTCTTTATCCTGGTCAATCTCGCTTTCTGTCGCAAGGATTGATCGGATAAGGTTAACGACCTTTTGAGCATCGGTGACTTTATCTAGTAGATTTTCTTTGAGAATCATTTTGATATCTCCGTTAGGTTGTGGACTTGATAATAATTCATCAATCCTTGCCCGACTTCCTTCCTGCCTATAACGGCAATAACTTTGTTTGATCTGGTTTAACGTGGATTGTAATTCCTGTGTCTTTCCCGCAAAAGATGTGATGAGAGATTAAAAGTACATCTTCGGGAATTGCTTCCTCGTGGAGCTCGCGGGGTTGATTGGCTTCAAAGAGTGGGTGGTTAGAATGGACCTGAAAGACTTTCCGGGTTGAAGGCTGGTAAAAAGTGTAGTAAGTCCTTGATCCTTCATCCCACCAGGAATTTAACTGAGACGGGATATGGTCGGATAGGCTGATTTTCCTTCCCTTATAATTCGGAAAACAGTCTTGAATGATCTGTTTGACTCTGTGGTCTGCATAACTAATTTTCTGATCCATTGGGTTTCCTCCTTAAACCTGATTAGGTGGTTTCCTTTTTGAGTCCTAAGTGCGGGGTGAAGACGTATTGCCTTAACGTCTTAGGTTCGATAAGATGGTATCGGTCGGGTGCGTAGTCTCCGGGGGTTGGTTCGATGCTCTGGATAATAAGGCTTAAAAACCCCACCTTGACCTTGCTTCCAATCTGCCAAATTTGTTTAGTGTTGGTAACCATCTTACTATTCCCTCCATCCGACAACATTTTGATCTTGATTTACAATCCAAAGTCTCTTGGCTGCTTCTATGTGGTTTTTAGGTTTATTTGTGGGGTGGCCACAAGCGTCGCCCGACATTACCTGGTCTTTTTGATCTTTTGTTAGTTCAGACCATTTTAAAACTCTTTTTTTCATTCTCTTTTCCCTTCTGCTATTAGTTTACTAATTGCGTCCATGTCTATTATATAAGCATACAATATGCCAAAATGTAGAGTTAAGGAATAAATATATTGTGTAATATAATCAAGTGTTTATCTTGTAACCATATCCAATCAGTATAATAATTAAGGCTAAAATATGCCATTCTTTGTCAATGCTACGCAAAGATTAAAACAGGGTGATTAGGTAATGATATTAAGATGTTATAAGATTTAGCACGATTATTGACGGCGTAAAGTGTCACCATCGATTTTAAAAGTGTTACGATTTGAAACAGGTTGTGGTGTTATTCTACACTTTGTATAATTTGACAAATAACTTGACATTTTTCCATCGATCTCTTTTGCTCCGAGGTAGAAAACCGGAGGTAGTCGTCTATTCAAACTACCCCCGGGATCCCGTTTCTTACTTTGACCAGGTTAAGAAGGATTCAAAGGGTTATGAGCTTTGGCGCGTGGAGAATGGGGATCGCCGCTTATATCTGCACGTCCAAGATGGCATTGTTACTCTAATTACTGAGTATAAAAGATAGACATTAAATGTTTAATGTTAAATCTAATGTTCAAGTCAATATTAGATTTAATATTAGATGATTAGACTTTATAAGATATAAAAGATTAGATGTAAGATATAAGATGTAGAGTATAATAGAGGGGCCGTCTCACTTGGCGGTCAATCATGGGGCGCGTGCTAACGCACGTTAAAGCGTACGCTTGGGGTTGTTTCCAGATTTTCATCTTTATGGGTGACGTTGGCATATTTTAGGTTATAATATGCCATTTGATTTTAGGGTTTATTCAATGATATTAGGTGGTTGGTGGGCTTGATCCCCTACCCTACCCGTTTCGATTCCTGACTCTGAAAATTTTCCGCCAAGGGCTGTCTTCCCTTTTCTCTCTTCATATCTCGGAAACCCCAAGGGTGGCTTTATCTTCTTGTTTTTACAGGAGTATTCTTTCTTTTTCAAATTCCCCTCAAATTAATCTCTAAATTCTGGTAGATGAAGGTAATCTGTTGGGCCTATCTTTATCGCTCGAAATATTATCCTACAATTTGTAGAAAATGCTTGACAAAATTTGGTAGGTGTGGTAAAAGGTTATTCATGGTAGATGGGAAGAGCGAGATGAAAAGGCTTTCTCCGGAGCAGATTGTCCGGGGGAAAGAGATCCTTGAGGGGTTGAAAGAGATCCTTGAGGGGTTGAAGGCGAAGTATCCCCTCAAGAGGGATGAGGTCATTATGAATGATCGTGAAGTGACATCGGAAGAAATCGCAATTGCCGAGGATAGGCCAGAGGAATTGGGTATTGTTTTCCGTTTTTCTACTTCTCCGACTGATAAGGTTACTGAGTATGACGATCTTGCAGAGGAGTACATAGTTGTCCGTGATGAAGAAGCCGTCTCTAATTTGATTGTTTGGGGTAGGTTTAATGGGCGATGGATAGCGAATCCATCGGGAAGGCCAGTGATCAGAGAATTACTAAGAAGGTTTGGTATTTCCATTTAACAACTATCAAGAAAAAATAGGCAGGTATTTTTTTACCTTTTGACTATACGGATTGTATAAAGTTATGGTGGCCCAGGCCCTGGATTCTTCTCGTTCCTCCTTCAACCTTAACCCTGGGCCACCGCAAGGTTAACCTTCTATGCCGACTAAATACTGTGAGACTCTTAATATTAAAATTTCTCATCCTGAAGATCCTGGGTTGGTCTGTCTGAAGCGGGCGAAAAGGTTCAACGAATGTGCGGAATGTTTAGGGATAGAGGGAAAACCCAACAGTAAAGTTGGCAACAAGGTTGTTGTGAAACAGTCCGCTCCTAAATTTAAAGCCTATCGGTCAGGCATCGGGATTATCGCTCTAAGGGGAGAACCAGATCCTAAGAGGACACCGAGATTTCTATCCGTTGTTCCCCACGAGTGTCCACAGTGTCAGTCCGTTGAATTCGGGAATATTGACCAGGAGAGGTTCAAACAATGCTCCTACTGTCTGATGTCAAAAATTCCTAAAGGGGAGAAAGATGAACGGATCAGCGAGGATAGATAAATTATTCTCTGAAGAGCGTCTATGTAAAGCCTTGGGAGTTTCTGAGGGAACACTTTACGGGCTCAGAAAGAAGGGGTGTCCATGGGTTGAGTTGGGTGGTAAACCATTCTATTACGAACCTGAATTTATGGCGTGGTTACGCAAAACCAAAACGAAGAATGCGGGAGGGATCAATGGAAAATCAGACCAAAAATAGATTTACGGGTGAGGTGATTTGTACTGGAGACATAGATATTAAGAAATTAATTGAGGAAAATAAGGCCGACCTATCGGGAGCCGACCTATCGGGAGCCGACCTATCGGGAGCCGACCTATCGGGAGCCGACCTATCGGAAGCCAACCTGTCGAGAGCCGATCTGTCGGGAGCCGACCTATTGGGAGCCAATTTATCGGGAGCCGACCTATCGAGAGCCAACCTGTCGAGAGCCGATCTGTCGAGAGCCAACCTGTCGAGAGCCGACCTGTCGGATACAAGAGGTCTTATCAAAACAATAGGTGTTGAGATCGGAAATATTTACTGGAAACGTTTTGAATCTGGATTAAACAATCAAGGATATCAATATCACATCGGTCTGAATACATTACGAGAGGGAGAAGTCTTTGCTTCCGATGAACGGATAGCATGTAGTTATCCGGGTTTTCACTTCGCTTCTCGGTCGTGGTGTGCCGTCAATTTTCCCAATCGACCATTGGAGGCTAAAATCCGCATCCCGGAAGGTGCAAAAATCAATGAACCGTGGGTAACCGATGGGAAGGCCAGTGTAGATATAATCGAAATCCTCCAGGTTTTTGATGTGGCTACCGGAAAAGATGTAACAGACGATTACAGATAAAGAAGGGGAAACGATATGGTTGTAATGGCAACTTCATATCACCGATTAAAGACAATTTTCGTCTTTATGAACTTAATCTATCTATTACTGATTGCGTGCATTGTTTTTAAAATAGTTTATTCGCTTCCGAACCAAAATATCGAATCCGCTCAAACTTACGAACGGGAACGTAGTATTTATTCCCTACTGAGAAGTACCGGAATATCGATCGGTCAGGCAATGGATATTGCAGATACGGTGGTTCAACAATCAAGAAACCTCAATCTTCCATTATCGTTGATTATGGCTGTGATGAAGAAGGAAAGTCTATTTGATCCATCGGCCATTTCCCGTATGGGTGCTATCGGAATAATGCAAATCCATCCTCCTACGTGGAATGAATTTACCAAAAAGTTAGGACTGAACATTTCACTTAAGGCGGCCTCTGATCCGGTGGTCAACATTGTCATCGGTACGAATATTCTGAAGAGTCTGTTTGAACTTTACAGGGGTAGGTATTCCTCTCCCGTCGAGATAGAAAGAAGGGTGCTGGCCGCATACCGTGATGGGATTGCATCTGTGAGCAAGACGGGAGTTGGCAAGCATCATGCGAAGTACATTTCCGATATTAAGAAGTTTCGGGACGAGTTTAGGTGGTTAGACTAAAGAGATTGATTAAGGAGGACTCTTATGATCGCTTCTGCTCGTAAGATTAAACGGACGAAGAACGAACAGTTACGACAGGTGGAATCTCTCAATGCGAATCATATTAAATATTTTTACGATCTGTTCTTGCAATTTAAGACGGTTCTCGATCAGTTAATCCCCGCGGTGACCAACTTACAGGTCGTGGTTGGCCTTCTTAAAAAGAAAGGTTTAATTAACGACCTTGAGATCGGTCTGGAGATGACCAGAATTCAGGAATTGGAAGAGATGGCTAAGAAGGCGACCATCATTGATCCCAACAGAAAGGAAAAAGAGGATGAAAAAAAGTCAGTTAACCCGTGAACCCATAATTGATAAATGTGTGGGTTGCGATAAGGTTCGGGTTGGTCCCGAACGTGGCGTAGGTACTTGTGTGGCCTTCCTATATCCGTCTGTGAAGTGGAGGATAGGCAATTGTCCCTTGGCATCTCATCTTAAACGTGAGGTCGGTAAGGAGAAGTTCGTTGACCCCATTAAAAAGAGCAAGAGGATGGTGGGAAAATGAGTTATCTCAATATTGACAATTTGTATAAAAATCATGACATTCTTTTGTTTAAGGAATGTTACGCCATGGAGAAAATTCATGGCACATCCGCAAAAGTTTTTTGGAAAGACGGTCAAGTTCACTTCTTCGCCGGTGGAGTAGACCATGCCAACTTTGTTCTACTCTTTGATGCATGGGGACTACCTTCGAAGTTTGAAGTTCTTGGGTATCCGGTAGTAACTGTTTATGGGGAGGCATATGGTGGTAAATGCCAAGGCATGAGTAAGGTCTACGGTAAGGAACTAAAGTTTATAGCCTTCGAAGTCAAGATTGGAGATATATGGTTAAATGTCCCCAATGCGGAGCAAGTCGCCAGAGGATTAGGATTTGATTTTGTCCATTACGCCCAAGTTCCAACCGATATCAAAACATTAAACGCCCACCGTGATGCAGTTTCAATTCAGGCTCAAAAAAACGGGATGGGGGATACCCATATACGGGAAGGAATTGTTTTAAGACCATTGATCGAACTCACAAAGAACAATGGAGAACGCATTATTGCCAAACATAAGCGTGAAGAATTTAAGGAAACAAAAACCTCGAGGGAGCTTGACCCTGCTAAACTTAAAGTATTGTCGGATGCCGAAGCGATAGCCGATGAGTGGGTGACTGAAATGCGCCTTGCCCATGTGCTACAACGGTTTTCCCCAGAGTTAGAACCCGGGATAGAGATGATGGGTGATATTATCAAGGAAATGATAGCGGACGTGGTAAGGGAAGGCAGTGGGGAAATCGTGGATTCGAAGGAAACAAGGAAGTCCATTGGTAAAAAGACCGGGGTGTTGTTTAGAAAACATTTAGAGTGTAATGCGGGATTGCGGTGAAATGATAATCTTAGACCATACCTATACTGGCAAGGTTTATAAACTCCTTCATCCGCAGGTGAAGGATATTGATATTCGTGATATTGCGCACCATCTGGCGAGACAGTGTAGGTTTGGCGGAAGGACTGAACCATTCTACTGTGTGACCCCTGAAACGAAAATTCTTACTTATGATTACCGTTGGGTTCCTGCGGGGTCAATCGCGTCTGGAGACATACTGTGGGGGTTCGACGAGGCGAACGGGGGTCATAGACGTTTGCGGAAGTGGAGACCTTCGATAGCTTCTGTACACGGATTGATTAAGCGTCGTCTTATTGAATTAACATTTGGGGATGGCACAAGTGTCCGTTGTTCAAGAGAACATCCATTGCTTTGTTCTTTTAAGGCGTCTGGAAATCAACGTTGGGAAGTCGCTTGGAAAATTTTTGAACGATTTTCAAAAGGGCAAACAACGTATTTGCCGAAACTTCTTCCGGTGTGGGCAACTGACGGAACCTGGGAAGCTGGATGGCTTGCAGGGATGTTTGATGGGGAAGGGTGCATATCGAGTAAAAATAGTCGAGGACGATCTCTGGGGATTTCTCAAAACGAAGGGGTGCTTTTTGACTTGCTGGTTCGGGCATTTAAATCGCGTTATGTAGATGTTCAATGTTCTTATCAGGGAAGTTACAGATGCAAACGCTTCACTGTGCGCGGAGGGTTTGGAAAACAATTAGCTCTTCTCGGTTCCATTCGCCCCTATCGGCTTATCGGTCGAATGCAAAATAAAATGGTCGGGACGGATGTGTCGAGGCAGGGCGCGCTTCTTCCGGTGATAGACGCAAGGGATGCTGGCGTAGGGTCTGTGGTTGCGATAGAAACGTCTACACATACATATCTGACTGAAGGGTTCGGGTCTCATAACAGTGTGGCAGAACATTGTGTTATGGTGTCGAAGATTGTTAATCCCATGTGGGCTAAAGAGGGATTGTTACACGATGCAGCCGAAGCATACCTGCTGGACATTCCTGCCCCCCTTAAAGTCTTTTTGGGTATACCGTATAAGAAACTGGAAGATAAGTATATGCAGGTAATATCGAAGAAATTCGGTCTTGAATGGCCGATGGTAGATGTGATTTACGATCATGTTAAACGTGCCGATTTTTTAGCCCTTATTACCGAACGTGAAAATTTCATTACTGACCGTACCCTCAACTACGGTGTAGATTTGAAACCCCTTAATATCACAATAACACCACTGGGATATAGGCGGGCGGAGAAAGCCTTTTTGAAACGGTTTAACGAATTATTCGGGGAAAGGATAGAAGATGTCAAGAACTAAACGATTATTCTTTTGGATAAAAGACAGACGGTTTGCCCTGATAAGCAAAAGAGTATCCGTTGATGCGCCAGACAATAATGGTCAGATGAGGGTTTGGTGGAAGTGGTATCTTTTTGATCTGATTAGGATAGCATTGATCCAGGACCCGGTCTGTTATACTGTGAATCCTAAACCTCAAGGAGTCGGAGGTAAAGAAATTTATACTTCCGGTGGTCCCTGGGGAGAGACATAGAGGGACAACCCTAATGAAACGTGGAGACACAATCAGAATTGAGTGGCTGGATTCTGCTGCCTGCAGTACAAGTCTTTGGACCGATGAAGAGACAATTGATTTTGATGGTTACGATAAGGCCATGCACTATCAGAGCATAGGTTACTTCATACGGAAAACGAAGATCTCAATTTATTTCTGTCAGTCTATAAGAATAGATGAAGATAAGGGGGGACCAATTTTGGGTCACCTACTTTCAATACCCAACAGGGCTGTCTTATCCGTTAAAATTATTAAAGGAGACAAACATGGATAAAATCTTAGAGGAGTTAAGGAAACTTTTTCCGCACGGTCACGAGAAGTTTATAGAACTCTGTTTTAAGGAAATGGAGCTCCACTCGAAGAAGAATCACGACTATGCCAGTGGTGGTCATTCTCTTGGGAATTTTTACAGGGTGACTAAAATTCTCGGTCTCTATCCGGGGATGGATCTGGAAAGTCCAGTTACGGTAGCCATTTTCTACCTCCTGAAGCAACTCGACGCATTGCTTTGGATGCACTCGAACGGCCATTCGGCCAAAGTGGAAGGACCCGCTGAACGGTGCCAGGACATTTCCATCTATGCGAAGATTATAGCCTTGATTATCGGGGAAAAGAACCCTACCCCCATGGCATCCTCTTTCGATCCGTGGAATCCAGACTCCTATGCGTTAGACGGTTCTCCACCCAAAAAGGATACTCGTCCTCCTACTCCCCCTTGTGTCTATCCATGTAAGAAATGTGGTAAGTTACCGGATTATTGGAGCGAAACAAGAGAGGATGGTATTTATCATCGTTTTCGATGTGCCACCTGTTGTATATCAAACACTTCTCTGGTAAGCAAAGAAAAGGCCCAAAAGGAGTGGAACGAGGTTTATTCCATGAGAGGAAGTCAAGAGAAAATTTTTTCAAGTTAGACTATACAGAATGTAGAATGTCTGAACCAGGTGGAGGTTTTATGTCTTGTATTCATAATCAACCCCAGTGTTACTGTAAAAATAGTTTCAACCAGGATGATTTAAGGCACACTCAAAAACGATGTCAAAGATGTAAACAAATGCTTTTCCCCCAAGATGTCTTTGACTGCATTCCGTTGATAGATTGTATAACCATCATTCGGGTGCAAAGGGGATCTACGGTGGTTGATTTATTTTCCACTAAATGGTGAGACGATGGATTCAGTCGATAAACTCCGAGAGGATCTAAAAGAATTCAAGGTTCAGGTTGCCAATAAGTTGGGGAAAACCCAGTTGGATCGACTCGACCGGATGATAGAACGATTAGACCCGATCTCCAATGCTATCAAATCTGATGCCGTCAAATCTGACAAGAAGGCTTGCATTGAAGCACTTTCTCAATACATGGGTTGGCATACGGGGATACTTCGGAATGACTGGATCAATGTTCTAAGGTCTATGGGGTTCAGCATTGAGGATCTCGCCCTCATGTTCCAGACCTCTCATCAGAATATGCGGTCAAGAATACAGACTGCAGATGCTACCGAAGCCGACAAGGTTCCCGCTTGGATGCAGGCAATTCTCGCAAAGGATCAGAAAGATATTACCGATGACGATATGGAGCGAGTCCTTAAGTGGAAAATGTTCAGTATGGCTACAACGGACAAGGCGACCCGTGACACCAATGAGGCTGCCTCTAAACTCTTGGCTAATCTTCAATCCCGGAAGAAGGAGGATTGGATCGTCAGTTATGAGCAAAATGTCGTGATCCGTGAATTCTTAATGTCTGAGTTATTGCCTGCCCTTCACCGGAGATTCCAGATTGAGCAGGTAGCGGTTGATATTAAGAAAATCTTTTATGATGCCCTTCTTTCCCTGGACGACAAGGTTAAGGCTATCGGTCAAAGAATATGGGCTCTAAGTGAAATGGATGAACTGATCGCTAAGGCGAAGAAGAGAGGCAAATGGAAGAAGAAGGATGTTGAAGAAACAGAGAAGTAAATTCACAATAATTGAAGACGGTGGAACCGTTGTTGTTCGTTGGAGAAATCAAAGTCTCCATGTCGCCTGCTGTGATTGCGGCTTGGTCCACGATTTTTCCATGAGACTGTTTGGCAAGAACAAGATAGTTCTCACTGTATCGAGGGATAATCGGGCAACCGGACAGGTAAGGAGAGGAAGGTTTCAGAGTTGTCTGAAATATTATCTAAATGGGTGCAGGAAGTGAGGGGAGGATTTAGAGATGAAGATAGTCATTATCGGATCAACCCAATACAAGGAAAAGTTTGAAATCCATAAGGTCACGTTAGAAGCCGATGGGCATGAGGTAAAAATCCCCGCCTTTGATTACCACCCCGAACTGGACGACCTTGGGGTATGTGTCCACAATCGTGATCTTATCAGATGGGCCGACGAGGTTCACTTGATTTGGGATAGACGTTCAACCGGAACCATCTTCGATTTCGGGATGGTTTTTATGGCCGAGAAAACCCTTAAAATAATTTATTTCGAACCCAAGACCTTTGAAGGCGTGATGAGAAAATATGAAGATTTCTCTTCTAACGGATGCTCCAAAATATAATTTAGCCTTAATGAAACTCTCGGCTTGGCACAAAGAAAGGGGTGATCAGGTTTCCTTGAATCAACCCTTGTGGCCTGCCGATAAGCGATATGCTTCTGTCCTCTTCGATTGGAATGTCAAGAAATTTTTGGCAGATGAATATGGTGGACCAGGATATAATTTTGAACCTCTTGGCATTGACTGTAGGCCGGATTATTCTCTTTATGATTTAGATTTTTCACTCGGATACACTTACCGTTACTGTCCGAGAAAGTGTTCTTTTTGCGTAGTTGGTAAGATGGAAAAAGACCAATCCCATAAATCTATTTGGGATTTTCATTTACCCCAATTCAAGAAAATTTGTCTCCTAAATAACAACACCTTTGCCGACCCACAATGGAAGGAAACTTTTCAAGAGATTTGGGATGCTAAACTGACCATGATAGACGAAAACGGATATGATCTTAGACTAGTTGATGAGGAAAGGGCCGTGGCGTTGTCTGAGACAAAATGGGGAACCAAACATATGCCTCATTTCTCGTGGGACAGGATGGGGGATGAATCGCCAATATTGCGAGGCTTTGGTGAAATCAATAGGGTTGGATTGCGTGGTTGTGAAATTTACGTATTAGTTGGTTTCGATACAACTATAGAACAGGACATTTACCGTTGCCAAACAATACACGATCTTGGTCACGATCCGTATGTGATGGTTTATAAGAATAATCATCTTCTGAACGATTTTAGAACGATGATTTACTCACGATGTTATAGAAAGTCGGGCAGTATTGCAGAAACGTGGAAAACTTACTCAAGGAGTAACCCATGCCATTAAAGATTGAAGATCTTACCAAAGAAGAATTAATCAGTCTTTTGCATCGTGTGACTATTGACATTCCAGACAATCTTATTCGGCGCGTGCGACATGAAACTCTCTTGGCCCAGGTAAGAAGTCTGTCGGAAGAAGCACAACGGGAAATGAAAGAAAATACTGGCGATCCGTTCAAAATAGGACAATACCTTGAGGCTTCGAAGAAATTTGATCGGGCCATGAAACTTTTACATGATCAGGCCAGTGAGATTTTAAAGGATTGAACAAATAAATGCCTTACCGTGAGATCGTTCCCAAAGACATGATGCCCTTTATGGCGACGATGATGAACTCGTTAAGTAGAGACTATTCGCTTACATTTGCTGAACGGGCGACCAAATATCTTCGACACAATGGGCAACCGGTGCAGTTCAGGGGGTACGAATGGCAGATCGGTATTCTGAACGATTTTCACCCGAGACAAGCAATACCTAAACCTTCGCAGGTAGGAGCAACCCAGGTCATCCAATGGAAGGTTATGTTGTTCGCTGACCAATACGCCTTCATGCCCTTCTTCTATAAATCCGATGAAGGGGTAGAAATGGCGCACTATCCGACCGTGATTTATACGTTGGAAAGTGACGACAAGGTTGGTGAATATTCGGCTGATAGACTTGGTGGTTTCTTTAGAGATAATCCGTACTTTGACTCCTTGCTTTCCGAAGGTGAGGTTGACCAGGTTAGGTTAAAGAAGTTTGGCCGGACGGCTGTTTATTTTGGTGGTAGAAAAACTGTCTCATCTGTCACAACTGTTCCGGGTGATATTGTGATCTGTGACGAATGGGACAGGACATTTGAGATTGATGTAGGTGAACAGATCCCTTCCAGACTCAGGCACTCTCCAATGTTTAGAAGTAAGACCTATCGGGGAATGATGATTAAATTTTCCAGTCCAGAGATGGAGAATTTCGGGGTTACAAAAGAATATGAGGAATTGTCTGACCAGCACGAATTTATGGTGAAATGTTCGCATTGTTCCCATTGGCAAACCATGATTTACCCAGACTCAATTGCGAACTGGTATGAGAAGGGACAACCACCCTCTTCCGATCTTTATTACATATGTCTTGCCTGCCACCGTCCCCTTGATTGGAGTGTAATCGGGGGATGGAAGTCCAGCGAACCCAATGTCACCCATAACTGTGAATGGGTGCCGAAACGAAAAGAATTTTATGAAACGGTCACCCGTTATGGTGAGGGTGTTAGGGGTTATCGCATTCCATGGGCGTATTCGAGACCCGTCCATGAGATCATGACAGAACGGGATGGAAATTCGGTTCGATACTTCCATCACCATGTTCTCGGCATTCCTTACGAGGACAAGAAGTCGGGTCTGAACTCCGCACTCTTTAAAACCTTTCCCGTCTGTGTATTTGGGTATGAACCTGGTTATACCTATATCGCCGGTATAGACCAGGGGGCTTACGTATGCGTATGGAGATACATTCCGAACTCTCGGGGCGATCTTGCACCGATCGGCAGATGGGAAATCGTTCATGTCGAATTTACGCCTGATGAGTTGGCCTTTAAGACTTTTCAAACCGTAGATGGTCAAATCTCGGTAAGGGAAGGAAGAATCTCGCAAATCTTGAAGCAATTTCATTGTGAACTTGCTGTCTGTGATGCGGAACCATCTGGTAACGATGCATCCAATCTTCAGAAGGATTTTCCTCGAACCGTCTTTGTTAACCACTCCACAAGGATGAATATTGACGATCCTTCTTTGGGGTTTAAATGGGTAGATGAGGAAAAGGATCCGGGTGGACAGTCAATCTTTGTCGGTAGGATCTCTGAGGATAAGACAGGAGCCTTTGATGCCTACTCCGACTTTCTTTATCAAGGATATCTGGCGATGCCTCAACAGGAAGCGGAGGAAGTGATCGGCAAGATGATTAGTCATCACCTCAACCTGAAACGGACGATCAGGGAAGAAAAACAAACGGTAGGCAAGACCAGATCGACGAGAAAGGTTCAGTATGAAACCATTTGGTATTCAGTGGGGCCGGATCATTATGCCCACGCTAATAAGTTTGCATTTCAGGCGGCAAGTTTAATGTGGCGACTTGGAAGGATGAACTATACGTCCCTGGTGACGGACACAAAAATCAGTGGCGTGAAATGGCCGGAAAGGAAATAAGGGAGAATCGGTATGGCGATCAAATACGTGGGCGGTAAGATCAAACGGATTCATTCTCGTTCCATAAAACGATACAAAAAGATTAAGGAGAAGAGAATTATCGAACCCGTACCCAAAGTCAATGTCTGGCATAAACTGAACGTAGGATTAAAAAGACTCATGTGCCTAAAAGTAGATTAAGGGAGGTAGTTAGATGCAGTTCTCCATTATCGGTTCTATGGTGGTTGGCAATAAGGTTGGCGATACAGTTGGAGGTAAACAGGTTGTCTTAAAGAAAGAAGTCGTTAAGGCTTCGAATATTATTGAAGTTTGTCGTCATCTTATCTATCTTGGGAAAGGATATCGGGGGGTGACGCACCTGGAGGTCAAACCCGTGGAGGAGAAGAAAGAAGGATGCCCTACAAAAACCCAGAAGACAGACGGCGACGGCAACGAGAGCGCAGACAAGAACACATAGGGAGTGGATTGTGTCGAAATTGTGGCAATATCGCATCGTGGGGGCAACATTGCGAAAAGCATCAACGGGAGAATCGTACTAACGGATTAAGGACTTATGCAAAACATAAGATGGGCTTTTGTTGTGTCAGTTGCGGAAAACCCCACGGGAAATTGGGACATTATGCCATTGGTCAAGAATGTTTGGAAAAACGACGCAAACGCAGAAGGGAAAAAAGAAACAGGTGGAGGCGGGAAGGTCTTTGTGTCGTATGTGGCCATCCATTGAACACTGAACGAGATGGATATTTTAACAAATGTAGTGTCTGTAGGACATACTGTAACAGTAGCACTATAACACGGAGGGAATATGGATATTCTCGATTTTGCCGTACCAGCTAATTATGAGTTGATTCTTTTCGGAGACAATCAGGAGGGCAATATCCTATCGTACAAAAAAGGATATCAGCAGGCCATCCAGTATATATTGGATGCCAAGAACCGTTTCGCTCTCCACATGGGAGATGAGATGGAGGCATTTTGGATCAGCGATCCACGATACGATCCCGCCATCTTACAAACAGACCCTCTTTCACAACAAAAAACGGTGGTTAAGGATCTTGCTCCGTTGGCTAAGGCTAAACGGCTTATCACCATTCTTCGCGGCAATCATACCGATAAACTATATCCGATGATTGGTGATATTACTAAGAATACTTGCGAGGATAAACTTCATATTCCCTATGGTGGCTGGTCGTGTGTGGTGAAACTTAATGATAAAAATGGCTTACAATTCAAGGGTTACTTCACCCATGGAAGAAAGTTGATTCGGTCGGTTGCAGATGACCCTATTAGAAATTTAGCCAATCTGCAACTTCAATTAAAACAGCACTTGAAGTACAAATTCGGGGATGCCCTCTTGATGGCCAAGGCGCATACCCATCGTCTGATTGTGTCTGATCCGAGATCGCAATTATACCTTACGACCGAACCAGGGGAAGGCATTAAGGAAAAATACACCCACTTCAGGACAACGGGGTATATCCATCCCGACCATCGCTGGTACTGCAACACTGGTTCATTCTTAAAGACCTTCGGAGAAAACGTTACCAGTTATTCAGAAAAGTATGAATATGATCCTGTCGAATTGGGCTATATTGTCGTGGAAGTCCGTGACCGACTGATAATTAATGTACGCAAGGTAGTGGTCTAATGCAAAAAATTTCCCATCACGATAAAAAACGAAAGTGATATCACCAAGTCTCTGCTTGAAGACCTGATTACTTGGCATGTTTTTGATTTGGTAAAGGCAGAGGGTAAATTTCTACGTGCCGAATATGCCTTTGGTGGTGATGTTATGGTGACTATTCATAAGGGTAATTTAGCCCCGTCAGACATAACTCGTCTGGAATTTCAAAAAAAAGCAAGTTCGAATTAAGAAAATACCGGGGGAATAGGCGGTAATGACAACGATTCCTAAATTTCAAGTAGGTACGAAGGTAATGGGATTTCAGTGGACCCCGTTCAACGGAGTAGTTCGGGAGAGCGAGGCAATACCGGACCGTGAAGCATTTTTGTGTCACATAGTCGATGATGGCAATGGAAACGAATATTTTATACCAGAAAGCCAACTGTCGGTCTTTAATGTCGATATTTATACTTCTGCCTGCGTATGGTGGAATGAATGTCTCAGGATGAGGATTCGTGCCGAGCGAATATTACAAGACACGGTTGAGATGTTGAGGCCAAAATGAGAATTGAAAAGTTTAGAAAAGTTAAAACGATGGATGTACCGGATTGGAGGTCTGCGAAGGAAGTGGTGGCTGAACCTGCGGTGATGTCCACCCTTCTTTTAGAAGATTTCCCCTTACAGGTTGGAGATAAGGTTATTTTCGATTTAAGGATTTTGGTTGAACGGAAATGACAAGGATAACCGGGCATCTCGGTCCTAAAGAGATAAAAGAAATAAGAGTTTATTGGGTAAAGAAATTTGATGCCAAATGTCCTTATTGCGGGGCTTCGATTAAGAAATTTGGAAACCAAATAAAAGACGACTTATTCCATTGTCGGAAGTGTAGAAAGTATCACACCCTGTAGGACAGGGGCGGGTGGTCTCTCTTAGGAGAGCGGGGGGTTTTCGGAGAACCGAGGGAGCGGAGGGAAAAAGGCCAATGCATCGAGGGTATTCGATGCGTCCAAAAGGAATACTATCCGAATGGCAAGTAAGCGAACCTGGACATTGGCCGATTAGTTGATGGGACCCTCCGGCCACCTGCTCATAATTCAAGGATTTAAATAAGATGAAATCCGTTAATATTTTCTATAAACGACTCTTTACGGTAGCATCCAACAAGAAACTTTGGTTACGGGTGTTGGGGGAAGTGGGGAATTATCCAATATGGTTTCTATCAAATCAGCATGGATATAGAGCAAAATCTCCCCGATTATTAATGGTGGCTGGTATGCATGGTGAAGAGATAGCTGGCCCGCTATCTATTATAAAATGGCTGGAGGAATTTGATCCACAACTATTTTATTCGTTTAATCTTTCTTTCATCCCTATTATTAATCCGGTGGCGTATCAATTGGGTCGAAGATACAATTTAAAAAACGAGAAGTCAAATTGCGGTTTTTATAACACCAAGGCTTCGGGAGATAAACCGTCAGAAGAGGGTATCATACTTCTTAAAAACCTACCCCTACTAAAAGCATGTTCCCGCGATGGATTTTTATCGTTACATGAGGATATTACCTCATCGAAATATTATGTTTACACTTTTGAAAGAACAGATGCTCCGGGTCGTTTTACAAATGAAATGCGGAATACGTTGGCTGGATTTTTCACCGACCCCTTAGATAATGAGTTGGTAACGGTAGATGCTCTCGGCGGACACGGGGTTATGGTAAACAATGGTATTGTATATAAATTAGAAGATGGAAGTTTGGAACATTGGTTATTCACCGAGGGAACTGTCCGTGTAGCCGTGACTGAGACACCTGGTAAGTTTAAACTTAACGAAAGAGTGAAGGCTTCGATGGCATTGATCGGGAAGTTTATCGAGTTATGTCTATGAATAGAGATCCTACAAAAGAAGAACTTAAAAAAATTGAGAAATGGTCCGCAAAAGACTGCTCTGGCCTGATGGATTTTATTCATGGCATCTGGGAATATGCCGACTGCGGTTACTGGGTCCAGAAGGACAAGATATATAATATTTCAACCGGAGGATGGAGCGGTAACGAAGACATTATGGGGGCATTGGAAAGGAATTGGATGTTTTGGATACTATGTTGGCAAGAATCGAGGCGAGGGGGTCATTATATTTTTCATGTCAAATAACGCCAAGGGTGAGGCGGCGAGAATATAACGCAAAGGTCAGCGGCGCTCCTGGGCGTCCGCTGGAGTGATTTTTTATCTTTTTAGGAGGCTCCATGAGATACATTTGGGAAATTGGGAAGAATCGACGGGTAATGCACATCCAGAAATTTCCCCCAACTGGCGAAACAATGCCCATAATAGCTCTCTGTAAAATTGGACATAGATTCAATCGCTCAATCAATGCTCCTTGGGCATTAGGGCGAAAGATCTGCAAACGATGTGAGAAAATTGTTTACACATAACGACTGAGTTAAGCGGCGGTGCTTTGACCGTCCGTCTTGAACGATTGGTTATATTCCCGCCGACGGGGGTTGACTTTTTATGAATTATATTTGTGTTTCAGGTGGTGCTGATTCTACGGCAATGGCTCTCCTTGCATGGGAACAAGGGGAAAAA